CTAGAGATAATATGTTTGACAAGCGTCCACATTTAGGTCTTCCTTCTTGGTTTAAACGATGATATAATCTTTAGATGGAGGCAGGGCACCACCACATACCCCCTGTCTCCTTTTAAGGATTTATATTATGTTTTTTGGCGGAACTTCATTTGCATCAGCACCTTTTGCAGACCCAGGATTTAATCCTAATGCATTAGCGATTGTAACAGGTAATAGAATTAACGAATCAACAGGTACTGTTGGTATCGTTGGTAAAGCAATTGTATTACCAAATGGTAGTAGATTTAATATTGGAATTGGTAATGTTCAGGTAGCCGATGTTATTGGTGTATCAGGTATTGCAACAGCTTTATCTACAGGTCTAGTTACGGTTTCTGCAAATGCAGGAATTGATGTAACAGGAAGTCAAGCAAACTTTACAACAGGCACTGTTAATGTAGCTGATGTTGTAGGTGTATCTGGTAATAGAGTTAATTTAGAAACTGGAGATGTAACTATTGCAGCAAAAGCAAATGTAATACCTACTGGATCACAAACAAACTTTACAACAGGTTCTGTTACATTTAAGTTTATATATTCTGTCACAGGAAGTGGTGTAGATTTATCTACAGGAACTGTTTCAACAACCGCAGGTGCAAATGTATCTCCAACTGGATCAAGAGTTAATACAGATACAGGAGATGTTACAGTTGTTGCAGATGCAAATATTTCTGTTACAGGAAACAAAGTTGACATTACAGTTGGTAATGTAACAACCAAAGCAAATGCTACTGTTACTGTTACAACGAATAGACAAAATTTATCTACCGGAACAGTTACAATTGTAGCAAAAGCAACTGTACTTCCAACAGGTAGTGAATTAGATATTGGTACATCAACAGTTAATATTAGACAATGGGATGGTATTATACCAGGTGCAAGTCAAACTTGGGTACCCATTCAAACAAGTAGAGGTTCATAATGTTATTTGGAGCAACACCTTTTTCTAACTCACCTTTTGCCGATCCAGGTGGAGTAAGTATCTTTGTAACCGTTAGCGGTCAAAGAATGAACTTTGCTATAGGTAATGTAGTTATTGAAGGTAAATCAGTTGTTTTACCTACAGGACAAAGAGTTGATTTAGCAACAGGTGATGTAGTTATTAAAATAGGTCAAACGGTTCTTGTTACAGGAGAAGAATTAGCACTTGCAACAGACACGGTAGATGTGATATCATGGAACCCAATAATTCCAGGAGCAACTGGTGTTTGGATTCCAATAGATCCAGATAACCCATAGGAGAATAAATGGCATCAAGTACGTCAAACGATTTAAAATTAGAACTCATTACTACCGGTGAAAAATCAGGTACATGGGGAACTATCACTAATACAAACTTACAAATTTTAGAACAAGCATCATCAGGATATTTATCATTAGCGGTAGGTTCTGGAGATGTAGCATTATCATTAGCGAATTATGCAACATCAAATGGTAAGAATTTATACTATAAGTTAACTGGTACATTAACTGCAAATAGAACAGTGACTATGCCAGATAGTGCTGAAAGAGTTTTTATAGTTGAAGATGCAACAGACAGATCTTCTTCTTTATATACATTAACTGTTAAAACAGTTTCAGGAACAGGGCTTGCTTTACCAGTTGGATCAACAACAGTTTTATATTCTGATGGAACTAATATTACAGGTAAATTACAAACTAAAGGATATATTACACCTGGAGCAACTTATACTACAGTTAATGGTGATCAAGTTTTAGTAGATACTTCAGGTGGTGGTATTGGTGCACCTGTTACAATTAATTTACCCGTATCCCCTGCAATAGGTGATGAAGTTCATTTTATAGATTCAGGTAATAACCTTGCATCAAACAATTTAACAATCGGTAGAAATAGTTCTAATATTTTAGGCTCTGCTTCTGATTTAGTAGTATCTACAAACACAGCGGCATTTACTTTAGTTTATGTTAATGCAACAAGAGGCTGGGTATATAAAGATAACATATAGGAGCACAGACCATGGCTCTAATTGATTTTAAAGTCTTACCAGGAATAGACAAGCAAGATACTTCATCTGGAGCAGAAAACAGATGGGTTGATTCTGATAATGTAAGATTTAGATATGGACTACCAGAAAAAGTTGGTGGTTGGTCTTCACTTATTACAGATACAATTGTTGGAGTTGCAAGACGTGAATTTGCATTTGTTGATTTAGCGGGTAACCGTTATGTTGCAATTGGAACAGACAAATTTTTACTTATTTATTTTGAAGGTCAACTTTATGATGTTACTCCTTTAAAGGCTACTTTATCTTCTGCAACGATTGCAACAACAAGTGGGTCAGCTATTTGTGAAATTACTACTGGCTCTGCTCATGGTTTAAGTTCTGGTGATATTGTATTATTAGATAATGTAACTTTACCGGGAGGTACAGGTTATGTTGATTCAGATTTTGAAGATAAATTATTTCAAGTAACAACTGTTACATCATCAACTGTATTTACAATTACTCAAAGTTCTAATGCAACAGCAACAGTTGCAACAGGTGGAAGTATAGATGTTAAACCTTACGAACAAGTTGGTCCTGCAGAACAATCATATGGTTATGGTTGGGGTATTGATACTTGGGGATCAGGTAATTGGGGAGAAGCTGCTTCTGCATCGGATGTATCTCTTGAACCAGGTTTATGGTCATTAAGTAATTTTGGTCAAGTATTAGTTGCAACAATTGCAAATGGAAAAACATTTACCTGGAACGCAGGAGATGCTGCAAGATTAACAACAAGAGCATCAACAACTACATCAGGGTTCGAGACAACAAATAATCCAACAGCAACTAGAGTATCTCTTGTATCACCTACAACTAGACACTTAATTCATTTAGGAACTGAAACAACGATTGGAAATACAGCAACTCAAGATGATATGTTTATAAGATTTTCTGATCAAGAAGATATAAATGATTACACTCCAACTGCAATTAACTCAGCTGGTTCACAAAGATTACAAGATGGTACAAAAATTATAGGTGCTTTAAAAGCAAAAGAAACAATTCTAGTTTGGACAGATAATGCTTTATATACCATGAAGTTTGTAGGTGCTCCATTTACATTTGGATTTGAGCAAGTTGGTACTAACTGTGGATTAATTGGTAAAAATGCTGCTGTTGAAATTGATGGGGTTGCATTTTGGTTATCCAACAATGGTTTCTTTATGTTTGATGGTACTGTTAAATCATTACCATGTAGTGTAGAAGATTTTGTATTTGATCAATTAGATACTACTAAAGGTCAACAAATTTACGCTGGTTTAAATAATTTATATACAGAAGTTGTTTGGTACTATCCATCACAAGGTTCTGATTATAATGATCAATACGTTGTATTTAATTATGGTGAACAAATGAAAGGTGGTGTTTGGTACACTGGAACAGAAGCAAGAACAACTTGGATTGATGCAACTATATATCCTAATCCTGTTGCAACTAAATTTGATAGTACAGCTGTTGGTACTTTTCCTATAATCGTAGGTGAAGATGGTTTAGGTCAAACTACATTATTTGAACACGAAGTAGGAACGGACCAAGTTAATCCTGATGGTAGTACAACAACGGTTACCTCATTTATAAAATCATTTGATTTTGATTTACAGGTTCAAGGAACAAGTGGAGAAGTATTTTTAGCTCTTAGAAGATTTGTACCTGATTTTAAAGATTTACAAGGGAATGCAACAGTGACACTTGCTATTAAACGATACCCTCAACAATCAGACACAATAACATCTCTAAGTCCCTTTACAATTACGTCAAGTACTGATAAAAAAGATACTAGGGCTAGAGGTAGATTTGTTAATATTAAAATTGAAAACACAGATGTTAGTGAGTCGTGGCGTTTTGGAACTTTTAGAATTGACATACAACCGGACGGTAGAAGATAATGGCAAAGATAGTAGTAAGAATACCTGAACCAAAAGAAGAATACGATGTTTCCAACCAGAAACAAATTAACAGAGCTATTGCTTTGATAACAGAACAATTGAACTCAACATTTTTAGATGAACTTAAACAAGAGACTGAAAGGTTTACTTGGTTTAAATCATCAGGGAGTAATAGTTAATGGCTAATATTTATAAAAATGCACAGTTTGATTTAACAACTACTGCTGCTACCGATATTTATACGGTACCATCTAACTCAAGAGCCATTGTTCAAAATATACATATGGCAAATATAGGAGCGGGAAACGTAGTTGTTCATGCACATATTTATGATAATTCAGCAACCACACAATATACGTTTGCAAAACATACAATTGCAGCAAATGATTCTCGAGGTATAGCAGATGGATCAATTGTTTTAGAAGAAAATGATATATTGCGAGTTCAAGCAGATAGTGCTAATGATATAGAAGGAACTTGTGCTATACTAGAAATTAACAGGGATTAAGGAGATAATATGGCGTTTAAAGAAGAAGGCTCAGTAAACTACACAATCATAAATGGTAAAAAAGTACCAGTTGTAAAATGCGAAACTGAAGTAGTGTTAAGAAACACTAGAACTAATCAAGAATATAATTCAGATCAAGAAGCAGAAAATGATATTGCAGATACAAATACTCCGACTATTAGAGAAGAAGTAACAAGATCATTAAAAATTAAAGTGGCTGCAATGCCACCATTAGGAGCAGCATCAGAATAATGCCAATATCAAGAGCAATGATGAGAAGACAATTACGTAGCCAAGGTGGTATCATGCAACTCGCCGATAGAAATGAATATTTATTAGGTGGTATTGTTAAATCAGTTAAAAAAGCTGTATCAGGTGCAGTTGATACTGTAACAGATTTTGCTAAATCAGATGTAGGTAAATTAGCATTAACAGCTGCAGGTGCTTATTATGCTCCAGCTTTATTTGGAGGAACAGTTGGTTTTGGTCCAACATCAACTTATGGAAGTTTTGCAAGAGGTTTATTTACTAAATCTCCAATAGGTCCACAGTATTCATTAAAAGGTATAGCTAAAGGAATTACTAAAGGAAGTGGAATAATGGACATTGCTAAAACAGGGGCAAAAATATTAACTGGTTCAGCTTTAATAACTTCTCTTTTTGGAAGTCCACAAACTGCTCAAGAGATGTATCAAAGAAATCCAGCTATAGTTAAAAATTACATAGCACAATATTATAAGAATATAAATCCAGACGCTACTGATGAAGAAGTAGAAACATTTGCATCATCTCAATTAGGTGAATACGCAGCTAAACAAGATTTAGCAGATGGTGGTAGAGTAGGGTTTGAAGAAGGTGGAACATTTTTAACAATGGAAGAAGCTGCAAAAAGAAACCCAACATTATTTATGGATACTACAACTTACAATCCAATACCTGAAGATGCTGACAGACAAGCAGCGACTGAAATAGCAAGAACAATGATGGCAGTAAGAAGTTTACCTAGAGAAGATGGTGAAATAGAAGATACAGAAACAATGAGTACTAAAGATTTTATGATTAATGAATATTTTAAACCAAAAAGAAAAGAATTAATGGAAAACTATGGATTGTCTTTAGAAGAAGCAAACAATTTAATAA